GTCCCCATTCGCAGCAGTCATGAGTCTGATTGAGCTTCTGGCCCCGGTACGGTTTGCCGGCTGGTGTGATGAAGAGGGATTGTGCGTTGGCTGTAAGACAAACGCCGGTTGCGTGCACGTTGTTGGCAAGCGCGTGGGCATGCCCCTGGTTCAGATAGCAGCGACTGCAGCGGATCAGGCTAATGTGAACACTATGCGAATGGTGCGAGCCCTAGTGCCGCCAAAGAGCCGGGTCAAGCATGACTATGACATGGACACCGGTAAGACGATCTTCCACGTTCCGGGTGGTGGACAGCTGATGATCATCACAAGCTCGCCAACCACCGAGGAAGGTGCGCTTGTTACGTTCGGCGTGATGGACCAGACCGAGAGCTTCTACCAGACGAATGGCGGCATTGACTTGGCCGAGGTAATGGACCGCAATGCGAGGAAGTCAGGCTCTCGGCTACTTGAGACCAGTAACGCCTGGGAGCCGGGCCGGGATTCAGTTGCCGAGACCACATTCGAGGCCTGGGTTGCGCAGGAGGAAGGCCGACTCAAGGGTAAAGGGAAGATTCTGTATGATTCCAGAATGGCTCCGCCGAATGTGGACTGGGATAGCCCGGACTCAATTCTGGCAGGAATTGACTTCGCCTATGGAGACGCTCACTGGGTCAACCGGGAAGACATACTGGAGGCAGTTCTATCGCCAAGGACGCCTCTGGATGTAAGCCAGCGCTTCTACCTGAACTGGCCTACGGCTGCCGAGGACGCCTGGGTGCTCCAGCAGCAGTGGTCTGCTATGGCCGATCCGTCGCATCACCTGCCGGACGGCTCGGATATTGTGATGGGCTTTGACGGTAGCCGGGTAGACGATGCTACGGCGCTGATTGGCTGCGAGCTGAAGACCGGCTGGATATTCGAGATCGGTATCTGGGAGACAACTGGTCCGCGTGGCGAGCACATACCCATTCCGGTGTACGACATCAACGCAGCCGTGGCAATGGCATTCAGTAGCTGGACGGTGTGGGCGTTCTTTGCAGACGTGAAGGAATGGGAAGAGAGCACCAAGGTCAGCTGGAGAAACGAGTATGGTGAGACGATCCAGTTCTGGGCGGTGCCTGGAGGCCGGGATCCGCAGCCGATAGCCTGGGACATGCGCAGTCATACCGCCGAATTCACGGCCGCAGCTGAGATGGTCGAGAAGGAGATTGAGAATGGCAGTTTCAAGCATGATGGATCTAGCGCGCTAGGCCGACACGTCGTGAATGCCCGGCGGAGGCCTAACAGGTGGGGCGTTAGCATCGGCAAGGAGGCACCGCGCTCACCGCGCAAGATTGACGCAGCGGTCGCCATGATTATTGCGCGCCAGGCTAGGCGTCTGGTGCTAGGAAGCAAGCAGTGGAAAGAACGTCAGGAGAATGCCGGCAAGCCTGTGCGGACTGGCAGGGTCTGGAGCTGGAGTTAATGATTGTTGGCGAGGGTGACGTTGTCAAGACCGCCGCAGCGATGCTTGGCATGCGGGACAAGGAGCAGGCTCGGCTTAGGAAGATTAACAACTACATGCGCGGAAAGCATGATCCGCCTTATGCGCCGCGCGGTGTGAATGCTGAGTACCGCTGGATCATGAAGCGCTCACGCCGAAACTTCCTGCCCTTGATTGTTTCCGTGATTAGCCAGAATCTTCATGTTGACGGCTACAAGCCAACCGGCCAGACAGTTGTCGAGGCCTTTGGCACAACGAGTCCAGAGCCAGCCTGGGAAGCTTTTCGTTCCAACAGGATGATTAGTCGGCAGCACGGTGTGCATCGTTCGGTGATTAAGCATGGCCTGGCATATGTCGTAGTGCTTCCAGGCCAGATGGCGCTCGGGGAGGAGCAGCAGCTTCAGAGCGTGCCCGTTATCCGGCCGGTGAGTGCCGGTCGTATGACGGCGCTGTATGCGAACGACGTTGATGACGAGTGGCCCCAGATTGCTGTTGAGGTTAATGACTTCTTCGATCCGGCGACGCCAGGCAATAGGCGTTACATGGTGACGTTGTACGACGAGAATATGCGATACATCATGATGGGAATTCCATCGGGTGGGCAGCAGAGCATTCCGCTTCAGATTGCGGAGCCGGATGATCCGTATCTGGACGGGAAGGCTCCGGTAAGTAAGCATGGCCTCGGTATCTGTCCGGTTGTCCGTTTCCTGCATGAGAATGACCTGGACGGTGAACTTGATTGCAGTGGTGAGATTGAGCCTCTCATCCTCATCCAGGATCAGATCAATTTCGACACTTTCAACCTGATGATGGCCGAGCAGTATGCATCATTCCGGCAGCGCTGGGTTACTGGCATCTCGAGCGTCGACGAGGAAGGCCGAGACGTCCAGCCGTTCCGGCCTGGAATTGACCGCATGTTCGCTAGTGATGATCCTGCTGTGAAGTTCGGGGAATTCAGCGAGACGACGCTACAGCCGTACATTGATGCCCGGGAAGCTGGCATCCGGCATATGTCCACAATCTCTCAGGTACCGCCTTATCACCTACTTGGCCAGATTGCCAACATGTCGGCGGAGGCACTAGCGGCTGCGCGTGATGGTCTGGACCGGAAGATTGAAGAAGCCCAGTCAATGATGACCGATCCCTGGCGAAATGTATTCCGGCTTTCGTCTAAGGCTTCGAGTGACAATAGCGGCTGGAATGACCTGACGGGAACTGTCGTCTGGCGCGATACCTCGGCACGGTCGTTCGCAGCCACAATTGATGCCCTGGGTAAGGCTGCCCAGATGCTGGGTGTTCCGCCGGAGGAATTGTGGCGTCGGATTCCCGGTGTGACGGCAGACGATGTTGAAGCCTGGCAGGCGGCTCGGGCAATGGCCGAGGCACAGGCCACAGCTGAGCAGGCCCAGAAGGCTGCGCTGGCCTATCAGGCTGGGACGCTGATCCCGGCTACGCCTCCGCCAGCCGGTGGGGCACCCGCTGGCCCAGGGGCCGGGTCGGCGATCGGACCCGGACAGATACCGTCGCAGGCAGGCCCAGCTCCGGAGACCCCTGCCGAGACTCAGGCTCGTAAGCTACTGGCAGCGCCGCTGCCTACGACTGGACCGGGCGGTAAGACGAGGACGGCGACGACGTGACTACCCCGCGTGCGATTGTACGGCCTTCTAAGCCATCGAGGCAGGTAGACCCACCTACGGTTATGGGTCGAACCCTAGTCGCCAGCGGCGCGACCCGTTCTATCGCAGCAGGGACCACCGGTACCGATCCGGCTCTCCTAGCTCCGCTCCCCGGCGACGTCTCGCTACTGACGCTCCAGCAACTGTACAGACAGCGCCAAATAGCTATTGCAATGGCTACTACCAGGGCAATCTCGGCGCTATGGGCCCGGCACATGCGGCCGGAGCGAATGGCCGATAGCTGGGGTGCACTACGGGATACGGTTCTGCGGCTGATTCAGCAGTACTGGGATGCGGCTGCCGCCGATTCCGCAAGTTTCTATCGTAATATGAGAGTCCTCTCGGGATTCCCATCGACGCGCGTCCCAATGGTTGAACTGCCACGTGAGGAGCTTATTAAGGTTGCGGATAGCCAGGCTATGGGCACATTTTTCCACAACATCAAGACGATGCCCGAGCCGGAGGCAGCAGATTCTGCCGGCCAGGCTCTCGAGGCTGGTGGCTCGCGCCTAGTGCTGAAGGGTGGACGCCAGACGATCTCCGAGGCGGCAGCGCAGGACCCGGTAGCTCGTAGGTGGGAGCGTGTGATATCGCCGGGTGCCTGCCACTTCTGCTCAATGCTTGCTAGTCGCGGCGCGGTATATCTAACTGAGAGAACAGGCCAGTTCTTGGCGCATGATCATTGTCATTGCACGGCTCAGCCGGTATTCAGGGGCCAGATTGCATCGATCCAGAATCGGGATCTGGCCAAGCAATGGCAACAGATCACCAAGGGTAAGAGTGGAGATAGCGCCAGGAAAGCCTGGCAGGAATACTGGGAGGCGAATAATGGCGGACGCAACAGCGGAGCAGCTCCGGAAGCTCAAGAAGGTGGGCCGGGCAATGACCAACGCCTCGGGCGACCCGAGCTTTCCAATCAAGCAGAGAACAGGATCGGACAGCCTAGCTAATGCTATTCGGG